TTTGCTTTTCCTGAGTTCCACCCTCACGACCGTACTCGTCTGCTACGTTTTAAGCAGAAGTATCGTTTTTGGGGAACCTCTCTTGAGGGAACCCGTCAGGTGTTTACTTACACCGAAATTCTTACCGATGATGTTATTGAAGAGTACGTAAACGATGAGCTTATCGACAGTCGCCCAAACCCACTAGGTTTGATTCCTATTGTCCACATTCCAAACATTCCAGTATCTGGTTCTCCTTGGGGTCTAGCAGATGCCCACGACATTATTACCATTAACCGTTCGTACAACGAAATCTCTACAGACATTGCAGACATTATCAACTACCACGCTGCGCCTGTTACAGTAATTATTGGTGCTAAGACCTCGAACCTTGAAAAGGGTGCAAAGAAGGTCTGGGGTGGTCTACCTAAAGACTCTCAGGTGTTTAACCTTGAAGGTGGTGCGTCTGGTATCCAGGGAGCCCTAACTTACCTGCAGACTCTAAAGACTTCTATGCACGAACTTATGAACGTGCCTGAGACTGCCCTTGGTCAAGTACAGCCAATCTCTAACACCTCTGGCGTTGCTTTGTCTATTCAGTTCCAACCTTTGATGAACCGTTGGACCCAGAAGTCTACTCAGTACGGTAAGGGTCTTGAAAAGATTAACGAGCTAATTATGCTCAACCTTGCCATTAAAGAGCCTGAAACATTTACTTACGACCCAATGCAAGATGGTCCTCTTAAGGAGGGTCAGGTTACTCAGCTTGACCCTAATGACCCAATTACGTACATTAGTTACGCTCATTTTCCGCCTCCTTTACCTTTGGACAAACTTGTTTTGCTTAATGAGCTTTCACAGAGAATGTCTATGGGACTTGAGTCTAAGGAAGGCGCTTTGCGTGCCCTTGGAGAAGAGTTCCCTGAAGAGAAGCTAGAGGAGATTCGTAAGGAGCTCCAAGCAGACGCACTTGCCGAAGGCTCTCTAAACCTGGTTAAGGCACAGGTTACTAAGCAGCTTATGGATATGACTGGCATGATGGTAGGGCCTGACGGCACCGCTACTCCTATGGACCCTATGATGATGGGTAACGGAGACGTGCTAGGCGATGGCGAACTTGGGCCACAGCAACCGCAGCAAACTCCTGACCAGCAGATAGCTGCTGAGCAGGGTATGGAACAGGAAGCTGAAATCCGCAATACTGTGGTTACTGAAGCTTACGGAACAACAATTCCGTCAAGACGCACAGTTGACAAAGAATAATAATTAATTCTATGTAATTATGGAGTTAAGTAACAAAGTAAAGGACTTTTGTACTTTACTTGTTATGTACTAACACAGATACGGTCACGAGTCACTAATACGGAAAACGACCCTGAGAATGAAAAGAGATAATATGTCGGAAGACACCCTAGGCGTTGCAGAAACTGCCGCCGAAACCCCAGTAGTTACTACCGAGGATACCCTATTGCCAAACACTAACGAAGTTGCTGAAGCGATTCAGAAAGCTCGTGCACAGGAAAAGGCAAAGCTGTACCCTCAATTGGAGAAGCTACAGGAAGAACTTGCTGGACTTCGTCAGAAGGAAAGCGAGCGTGAAGCTAAGGACGCTGAGCGTAAGGCAGCTCGTACTGCCCGTGAAGCTGAAGCAGCTGCTGAGCGCAAGAAGCAAGAGGAATCTGAACTTGAAGTTCGTGACCTACTTGCTAAGAAAGAACAGGAATGGGCATCTAAACTGGACTCTGAGCGTCAGGAACGTGAACGAGCCTTCGCCCTTCTTGAACGTGAGCGCGAATTTCAGGAGCTATCAGCCTACCGCCAGCAACGTCTCGAAGCTGAACGAGACAACATTATTCCAGAACTTGTTGACCTAATTTCTGGTAATTCCCGCGATGAAATCGAGCAGAGCATCGCTGGTCTAAAAGAACGCTCTGCGAAAATCTTCGATTCTGTTGCGCAAGTCGCACAGCAGAGTCGCAAGGAAATGGTGGGAACTCGTATCACGAGCCCTGCCTCTGGACCCCTCGACAACGATTCGGACTCACGTACGTACTCACCTAATGACATTAATAACATGTCAATGGCAGACTATGCGAAGAATAGAGCCAAGCTACTTGGCTCAGGCAATAACAGTGGACAGGGATTGTTCGGGTAATAACCTAACCTAACGACCGCTTCTGAAAGGAGCAAAAAATGGCAGCTTCTGCTATTACAGGTTCGGGCCAGCTTGCTGGAGCCCCAACCGCATATTCAGGTTCGAACAGCCAGCTATCGCAGGCTATTCAGACCATCTGGTCGAAGGAAATTCTGTTCCAGGCGATGCCAATTCTTCGCTTTGAGCAGTTTGCAGTTAAGAAGACTGAACTTGGTGTTGCACCAGGTCTTCGTGTTAACTTCCTTCGTTACAAGAACTTCGCAGTGGACGCAACTCCACTGACCGAAGGTGTCCGTATGACCACCAACGCTCTAACCGCAGAGCAGATTGCTATCACCGTTGCTGAGCACGGCTATGCAGTTGCAGTTTCAGAACTGCTACTGAACGCTTCGTTCGATGACATCATGGCTTCTGCATCTCGTTTGCTTGGTCGTCACATGGCACAGTACCTGGACATCCAGGCACGTAACACCCTATCGGCTGCTACTTCAGCAACCTTTGGTTACGACCGCTCAGCAATTGCTGGTGGCGCATTCACCAACTACGATGAGGGTACCGCTGGTACCAAGCTTTCAGACCTAACTGGTAACTTTAAGCTAACCACTGGCGCAATCAAGGATGCAGCACTTGTGCTTGCTTCTAAGAACATCCCAAGAATTGGCGAGACCTACGTTCAGTTCATCCACCCTAAGCAGTCTCGTGACCTTCGCTCGAACCCAGAGTTCATCGAAGTAACCAAGTACGCTGCCCCAGGTAACTTCATGCTCGGTGAAATCGGTCGTCTATACGACGTAGTATTCATCGAGACCACCCAGGTAAAGCAGCTAACCGCTGGCGCAGTTGACTACAGCTCGCTTGTTGGAACTGTTGCAGACCAGACTGGTGTTCCTGTAAAGGCTAACACTGGCCCAGGTCGCGGTGGTAACCCAGAGAACCCAGGCGCTACTGGTTTCACTGGTACGGCTAACGACACCATTGCTTCTGGCAAGACTGTCTACGAGTCAATCATGATTGGTGACAACGCATTTGGTCACGCAATCTCGCTTCCTGTTGAGCTTCGTGATGGTGGTGTTCTAGACTTTGGTCGTGAGCACGCACTAGCATGGTACTCAATCTGGGGCCTCGGTATCATCACCGACCAGGCTATCAACAAGGTTTACACCAACTAATAGCCAAAACTGTTGAGGGGGGCCCCTTCGGGGGCTCCCCAATACAAAAACTAAAAATATCAAATAAGGAGAATAAACATCGTGGCAAATAAACCCACTAGTCCACAGGACGCAACTGGACGTGCAGCAGAAGATGCTGCCAAGCGTAATGCTGCAGCTCTAGCAGCCCGTGCTGATGAGATTTCTATCTCTCGTCAAGCAGAGGCAATCAGCCTAGAGAATGACGTGTTTGACGCAAAGAACCCTGACAAGCCAATCTTGATTGACGAGATTGAGGAAGTCGGAGTTGCAGTCAACAACGACGCAGTAATCATCCGAACCATTTCGGATATCGAAGACATGACTTATGGTATGTCAAACGGGGCTCCCGTTAACTATACCTTCAAGGCTGGAGTTCGCTACAAGGTTCCTCGTGACCTTGCGAATTACCTCCAGGGCCTTGGTTATCTCTGGATTGCCTAAGCCCTACTAAACTGTCCGTCCTGCTGGTCCCCGCCCTCCTCACCAGCAGGGCGGACTTTTTACGCTGTATTTATCTTCAAAGTGCGAGACCATAAATGTATAGAATTCTGGAGGATTGATGGCCACCTTAGATAGCCTCGTCGCAAAAGTACGAGTCGAGCTCGGAGACCTTGGTAAGTCTTTTGTTAGTCAGTTTGTAGCTGACGGCTCAACCAATAGATTCAAGCTGCACTATGCTCCTTTAGACGGTGCAGGAGTTGTAGTTTACAAGCGCTCTATTTCTACTGGGGCTAACGTAGACATCTCTAGCACTGCTCATATTGAAGAGTCAACTGGAGTCATGGTTCTAGATGACATCCCAGCTGATGGAGATGAGCTTACTGTTAGCGGAAAT